TCAATATCCTTTCAGTTCTATAAATCTTTTAGCAATTACTTTTCTTCGACTATTTATATAACGAGTAGTTTTATTTAGTTTCTCTGCCACGTCTTCCCAAGTCGCACCAGCTTCTAAATATCTCATTTTAAAAATGACTAAATCACTTTCAATTAAGTTTTCCATCAAGGTATCTACAACTAGTTTAAAGCCTTCTAAATATCTTAGTGTTTGATCTTCTTCAATTCTAATGATGGTTGCTTCAGTAGGACTATATACTGTCTTGCCTTTCCCACCAGTATAATCTTCAGTGCTATGTTTCTTATTATGTATCAGTTCCTGTCTTCTCAAATAAATTTTATTAGCAAGCGTTCTATATCGTCCTAACTCAATATCTATCCCGTCCAGGTCTCTGTTACTCAACTCGTACATAGGCAAGTACCTCCACTTAAATTTAAAAATTTTTTTATCTTTCAATTTGTCAAATTGTAAATTCTGTCAAACTGACAAAAAGCGCTAAAAGCCTTCCAACACTCCACTTACCAGGTATCATTGTTTTAAGTTTGACAACTATTCAATATGACAATTTAAAGAAGTATCCCTCTAATTTATTCCCCAGTTTCTCTTATCTTACATTCTGTGAAACTCACTCCATTCTGTAACTTACTGATATACATGGCTTCCAAGCCTATACTCTGTTTTAGTTTATGCTTTCTTCATTTTGTGAAACTAATTTACTGAAATTAAAAACAAGGCCACTTTTGATATAACTATCAATTTCTTGATATTCAAATCAGCCTTGTTTCTAATGAATTACTCTTTACCTAAATACTCTTTAATCTCACGATATTCCTTAGAAAAATTCATCCATCCGCTAGAATCAGGGTTTAAGAATGGTAGGACAGTAAGCGGACTTACTTCTGTTCGATACGGCGATAGAGAATGTCTCTGACTTATTTCTCTGACTACACCTGTATGAATTTCTTCTACATCCTTCTTCAGTTCTTGAATTTCATCATATGCGTCCAGAATTCGTCTAAGTTTCTTTCGGTATTGTTTATAGATCTTCTTAGTTTCCATCCGTTGCTTAGTTTCTTTAAAAATATATTCAAAGATGACTGCATTAGCTTCTGAAAAATCACTATCAAATTTTTCCTGAAGGCCATTAATAGCTTTTTCCATCTTTTCCAGCTGCTCTAAAGATTCTAAGTTATTTGACAAAAAAGAATCTATGTTCTCAAATGAAACTGCTTGATTGCCTAACAAGCTTTTTCTTTTTTCGCTTAACTGTTCTCGTGCTGAATTAATCTTACTTTTTTTATTATCTAGATCATCCAGTGTTTCAAATACTTGATTAATATCCATTTCTTTCTCCTAGTTCCATTGAATAAAGTAACCACAATCTTCTTCAACTTTTTTTACATCAAATCGGGTATGTAAAATCAACCGTTTTCCAAAATAGTCATTCGCATTCACCCAACTAAGTGTATCTTTCTTGCGATCAAACAAAGTAACAAAGTTTTCTAGATCTCCAATAAAGCCTTTTTTGTCACCTTTATTCCCTAATGTTGTATCATCTACAATTAAAAAGTTATCTACAAAAAATGTTTCACTTGTTCCTGTCTCTTTATCAACTTTAAGAAGATAATTTCCTGAAGTGTCTTTCATTTTTTCTAAGACACTAAATAGTGATTGACTAACAACCATAGATACATTGCGCTCTGGATTGATTAAAGAAACAATAGATTTCAAGTCGTCGATACTTGTAGCAGTCTGCACTTTCGCAGTTTGGAGAATTTTCCCAATCTCTCTATTTCGTGTTCTACGTTTTAATTTAATAATCTTCTTACCAAGAAAATCCGTTAAATTATATTGCCCATCATCTAATTGCTCCTGTGAAAAATCAAGTTTTCCACTGAATAATTTAACTAAGTAATCAACGCTGACAGTTTTCTTTTTATCTGCTTCTGTTTTCTCAACCGAATTTTCGCTAACTTCTTGTAATGAATCAGATTCAAAGTCAGTTACTTCATACTTCCCACCACGGGTACGAGTCTCAATAACATTTACTAGATCAACCAGTTCTTTACGTTGATGTTCATCTTCGTAACTATCAAGGATTGGTTTTTCAATGAGTACATGATTATTTTCTACGTTCATCCCTCTAGTGTTATAACCTGTACTTCGGATATAAGCTTCTAGATTTTCTTTTTGTTTAGCTAAGTTAGTTGTCATGTTTTGCTCCTTTATCTTACAAGATTATTTACCTATATTTTTTATTCTTTGTTCAAATTTCTCTTTTATTTTTTCCTCTACTGGTTTTATGTGAGGAATTGCTTTGCTGCGTCCCCCATTTCTTAATACATGTCCATGTTCTAATAAATGAGTTAATCTATATGTTGGATCTGCATTATAGATTACAAAAGAACCTTTAGAATTTTTCTTAAAGCGCCAATTTTTCGCATATTTCCCATATCTTTTAGGACTTGTTTGTTTCAATTCATTCACTGCTTCATTTGTAACTTCTTCAGCAATTAAATCTATCTGTTCTTCAACTTCTTCAGAATAAGCTTCCAAAGTTTTAGCAATTTCATTTGCTAGATCACTCGTTAGACTCATTTCCCCTCCTTCATCTTTTAATATCTGATTTTTGTTTATAATTTTTTCTAAAATTCTTTGCTCTTAGTTTTTCTTTTATGACTCTCCGAGCCTTTAGAATCATTTTTTCTAGATTTTGATTTGTCTTGTTTGTTAGCATATTTTTCTAGTATTTCTTGTTTCCGTTGTTCTAAGCTATCATCTTCTTTTTTACACTGAGAAAAGATTTTCTGTCTTTTATCTGGATCCATAGAAAACTTATTGGCTACTACATACCCTAAAGAAGTATCTCCTGACATCTCCCTCACCCCCTTTCTATGCAAACAAAAAGGGACATACCACTAGCATTATATGCTTACGGTATGTCCCTGAGTTGTTCTCAATAGACTTATTTTTTAGTTTCTTTTTTGACTAGATGGGTAAATTTTCCATCTGAGTAGAATAAAGTTATCTCTCCAAACCTTGGAACTTTTTCTATCTCTATTATACCACATTTTTCGTAGACAACAAAGCCTTTTTCTGTTGAAAATCGCATTTTATCATCATTCATTGATATTCTCCCCTCACTGTGTTTATAGTGTATCTCTTGTCTTTGATCGTGAAAGCTTTGAAAGTGTTCCCTTCTAAACCTTTCAAAATTCTACTTGAGTTTCTAGCATTGTAAACCGTTCTTAGCTCGCTACTATCTAAGTTTGTGTTAAAAATCGTAGTTTCTCGATTATTGATAATATCAAACAAGAAATCCTGTTCCCAGTCACTCTTAGGAGTGATTGTCCCATTTTTTGCCCCTAGGTCATCGATGATTAGAAAATCTACATCAACAAGCTTTTTAACTGCCTCATACTCTGTTAAGTTTGCATTTCTTCCATAAGCCCAGCCTTCTTTTATCTGCTTGATAATCTCAGTTAAGCTGATAAACAAGACACTCTTAGGCTCGTGCTTCTCTCTGAAGCTCTCATTGATTTCTTTGGCCAGGGCAAGCGATAAATGACTTTTTCCTATTCCTGTGCTACCACTGATTAAAGTATTTCCCGTCATACCTGCAAGGTACTTCTGGGCTTGCCCCTTTACAAACTCTAACATCTGACGCTCCTCTGTAGTCTTAACAAAGAAATTATCAAATGTCGCTCCTTTCAACTCGTTAGGGATTTTACTATCACGCATTAAGACATCATAAGTTTTAAAGTAAGCCTGTCTGTCCTCGAACTGCTGTAATAGGTCTTTCTCTTTTTGTTTAATCTCTCCCTTTACACACTCTGGGCAAAATGCTTGTACTTTTCTTTCTGAACCCCCTAACACTGGTACAGAAATTTCCCAGTAATTTACCTGGTGAATATCGCAAACTTTATCCGATATTTTTCTGTTATTAAATTCTTTAAATTGTTCCTTCATCTTTGCAACTCCTAAAATGGTAGGTCTGGGAAGTTATCTTCGGACTTCCCTTTTATTGTTTTAGGCTTTTGATTCAAATAACCGTCAAACTTAGATCCGAAAAGTGTTTCTGGTCTCAGATATTTAGAAAATTCAGGACTATCCTTCCATTCTGCCGTTTTAATATCTATCACCTGTTTAAAATCTTCAAGTGTATAGCCTTCTTTGAATCGTGCTAGTAAAAGTCTTTTTGTCTTATCAACAAACTTATACCTCTTATTAGCTACTTGATTCAGATAAACAATAGGAATCCAAAGTTCTTTATGTTTTGTTTTCTCTAAATCTTTTATAGCTGTTTCTTCAAGCCAAGTAGGAAAAGTGAAAGATGAGCTTTGCTCATTAGGCGAGGTTCCCTCGACTATATACTCTTTATTTATATCTAACTTTAAATCTTGCTCTAACTCTTTCTCTTTATCTATCTCTTTCTCTGTCCTACATGTAGATAACGTTGTAAAATTATTAGATAACAATGTAAGATTTTTTTCTTTCTCTTGTTGCTCTTTGCGGTAGCTTCTCATATATGCAGCGTGGTTTGTTTCTTGTTGTACCAAAGCTTTTGCTTGTGTTAACTCGGCATTTTTATCTTCATCAATCTGAATCAGACCACATTGCGTAAAATAAGCTATAGTCATAGATATATCATCTTCAGAAACATCTAATTTCAAGGCCAGTTCTTCTTTTAAGGTTTCAAAGTACCCTTCGTAATACAGAATACAATCACTTTCAAGACTTTCTAACATCATGCGCATATAGATCACTGTCATGGTATAGCCACCAGGCATACTTTTTAGTCGCTTAATAAATAGGTTATCAAAAAACTTCTTATCAATTTTCAACCAAAAATATACTTTAGTCTTCGCCATCATCTACCCCCAGGAACTTCAAAATATCCGTAACTTTGTAATAGACTTTTCTAGTATCTTCTAGCGGTGGTTGGTAACGTCTTAGTCCTGCAACTTCCCACTTTTGCAAGGTTTTGTATTTTATATCTAACTCGTCCATAGCTTCTTGTGCTGATATTAAACCAGTTAGTCGTGGTTTCGGTTGTTCTCGAACTGCTAGATAGTTTTCTATAACCGTGCTTATTCTATTAGTTAAATCATGTTCGCTTTCTTTACTCAAACTAAACATACTTAGCCCTCTTTACTGACCATTCCAAGCTGAATATATCGCCCATAATCAGGGCTTAAATCCTCGCTAGTCGTTTCAATCGTCTGTGTACTTTCTCGCTCGATTTGAGCGCTTTTTTTGCGGTATCGGTGGTTTAGATACATGAGAAAGCCAACCAATATCACGGTAAAAATAAGCGCCTGTGTATTGCTTAAATCTAGTTCATTCATGCTATGCCCTCGCTTTGTAATTCTTGATATATAACTGTTGGGCTTGATGTTCCATCTTTTGGAAAGCTTCAACTTCCTTGATAGATACTTTGTTATCTAAAAAATCAATAATAAACTGTAATAGATTTGGATTGTTAACCTTTAAATCGGCCATAAAATCATCAATTTCTACTTGAGTCATTTTCATTACATCTGGAATTTTCATCTGACTTGTACCCCAATTCTTCAAAATTCTCACAATTAAGGAGATAAACTGCAATCCCGTCCAACTCTCTATAGAGTTGTTCCATCTGGTCACGAATAACGCCTAACCCCTCTGTCATCTGTCCAGATAAGATATCAGTATCTACTCTGTTATTTTTCGCCATTATCAGCGAATTACTCAACTGTCTGACTAATTCAATTCTGGGAAGCACATCTCCAAGTCTGCCTCCTTGCTCTTGAATTTCCTTTATGTTTAATGCCATATTGTTTTCCTGTGCCTTTTTTGTCTGTTTCCTATACGTAATTAGCACCACTCCAAACGCTGGGCGATTGCCCCTAGTTGGCGGACGCATGTAGTGATGTTTTGTGGGTAATCATCCACATTTTCGATAAACAAGTGCTTAGAATCGCCGTGTCAGCACTCGTTTTTCAAAACCTTTTCTAATTGCTTGCCTGCTATTAGTTATTGCTTCAGTAGCATTTTCATGCTATAATCAAGATACGTTAAAAAACGTATACCTTTTATCCTGTCGCTTGCTCGCCTTGGCCAAAATTTGAGCAAGTGATTTTTTTATTTTCTTTTTGCATGATTACTACCTGACTTTGGTTTATAAATCAAATCTTTACTATCGATAAGATCTAGAATCCAACTAATTCCCTGTTCTACTGTTTCAAGAAATGCGCCTAGGTCTTCACTGTCCAAGTTCTCGTAGTTCATACAAAGATATTCGGCTAGTTGTCTGTCTTTCTCAACTAGCTTTTTAAAATCCTTGGAATACTTAGGAATTTCTAACCCTTTGGCATTTGTAACTGTCTTAAATTCATTTTCCATTTTCTGTACTCCTATGCTTTAAAAATTAATTCCTTAATTTCTGAATATCCCCTATTCAAGTTAATCATCGCTATTGCCATATCTTCCAAACGCTGATAGTTTGTCAGTTCATCACTGGTTAAACTGTCAATACCGTTTCCACTTTCTCGCTCTTGCATGAGTTGAGACTTGTTTTTCCCTGTAGCTCCCTTTAGCAGTAAGTTTGTAAGTGTACTATAGGCATGCTTGGGCGCTTTCTCCCATGATTTGATAGCTTCGGTTAAGGTCTTGCGCTTTGGCTTTTCCAGTTCCCTTTGAAGATAGCGTTTAGAAAGTTCATCACGCATTTCAAAGAATGCTTTGACTAGGTTCATTTTGAATTGCCGTACTGGTTCGGTATTCTTTAGATAAGTGATCAGCAAGGTAGCCTGTTGCTCGTTCAGAAGATAGATTTTTTTCGGTTGCCCTCTCTTATCTAATTTATGGATTTTAAATCCAAGTATTCCCAACGCTTCAAAATCAGCTTTATTATCTCTGACTAAGCGTGTAATAGTATGGTGCTGTACTTCAGCACATTCGGCGATGATTTCGCTCGTAGTATACGGCTCTTTCTTGCCGTCCATGTAAACCAGTTCCATTGGTTCACTCCTTTCTTCTTTTGTCAGTGCTTGCCACCTAAAACAGTACCAAGGTAAAGCATTAAGGTAGGGTAAAATCGGAGAATATGAAGCCCTACAAACCCTTGATACTGCTATAGGTAGCAAGCAAATTACACTAGCGAATATTTAGCTAGATCTGTTTATCAATCCCCAGTGGTAAAGCACCACATGAGAAATCTGTAAATGTAGAGTAGTATTGCGATTAGTTCGCTCCTTTCTAATAGTCTTTGGCAAGCCATTCCATAACACTAGCATATATTCTTTTGGGCGCTTTATAATCTCCCTTCAAAATTTTAGGAACCGTTCTAGACGCTACACCAATTTCTAGAGCTAGTTCATAATTTTTTAGTTGCAAATCAGCTTTTTTCCTTCTTAATGCTTTCGCCTGTTCTTGTGTGATAAGCATTTTTCTTTCTCCTTTCCCTTTTTTTATTCTCATTTCAAGAACAAATTGATTATATAATCTTATTTTGAGAATGTCAAGCATTTTTGTTCTTTTTTTGAGAATTTTTTGTAGATAATATTTTTTTACTATGATATAATCAATTCAAAAAGTACTTGAATTAGGTGGTATCACATGAAAATTAAACTTAAAGAACTGAGGGAGAAAGAAAAAATATCTTTAAATAAACTCAAAAACATTTTGAAAGAAGAATACGATATAACAGTATCCGATAGTCAACTAATGTACTACGAAAATGAAATTAGAAAACCTAGAGATGAAAATATATGGTCAGCTTTAGCTGATCACTTCGGAGTAAGTGTCGCTTACTTATTAGGGCACGAAGATGAACAAAATATTTTAAAAATAATCCAAAGTAACGAATTTAAAAAATTACTTAATGATATAGATATTGAAAAAATAAATGAACTTAGTTCAACGTACAAAAACGTTGAAGAACATATAAATAATCCTGTAAAGTATGACAATTTTGGAAAAGGATTGCTTAATCATAGCCAATCGTATATGTTTACAATTGAAGAACTAATAACTGCTGATAAAGAAAAAAATACAAATTTTGCAGATATTTTAATCAACTATATTTCTTTAAATGACTATGATAAAAAAATAGCTTTTGATTTAGTTCAAAAATTATCTGATAGAGACGACGAAAAGGAGTAAACCCCATGGGATTTTTTGACACTGTAAAACAAGAGGGTAGTTTTTCTACCGCATCTGGAGTAAATGGACTACACTACGTTGTCCTTCAGGTAACTTTGAAAGAAAAGTTTTTCGGTACTGGATCAGGAAACCTTACAGAATTAGAAGATGTTATCAATAAACAAGCTTCAAAAGGTTATCGCCTTCATACCATCACAACCGCCAATGGTGGAAGCAAAGGTTTAGGCGGTGGTGACCGCATTCAGGCTACTATGGTTTTTGAGAAGATTCTATAAAAATTCCCCATCTTTTATTAGAAAACATCAGCATATAGGAGGCTACTTATGAAAAAATTACTAAGCACATCAGCTATTTTACTTTCTGCTACCGTTCTAGTAGCTTGCTCTAACAATCAATCAGCTACCAAAGATAGCTCGGAGAAAGCAAAAGCGGAGCAAAAAAATACTACTTCAACAAACACAAAAACCAAAGTAGATAACAGTAAATACGATAATATAATTTCTGAAATCAAATCAAAATTAGATCCTGAATCAACTGGCGCAATAAGCGTTAAAATTCAAAATAACGTAATCGATTCAGATTCATCCGAACCGCATGATACAATCATGATTTTGCTAACTGGAACGGCTAAAGATAGCGCAAAAGAGACTATGGACGCAATCAATTCAAATTCTGCTACAACTAATCAGCAAAATGCAATTACCGTATTTCGGATGTCTATATCTGAGTTTGCTAAAAAATTACCAGACGACAATACTACTCTTTCCCTTGGGTATGAAAAATCTGCTGATCAATACGACTTAATCGCAAAATCTTCAAAACAAAAAGATTTGATTCCTATTGGAGAACTCATCGTAAATTAAAAAATCCCCTATATTCGCCAATAGCAACCATCGTTTCATGGTCTATTGTGCAAAAACAGGGGAAATTGAAGAATAGAAAGCCAATTTTACAGACTAAAGTGCAAAAAACGGCAAAATTGACAAATAGTAAAAGACAAGTCTGCTACTGCTGACTTGTCTAACAATGCAATAAAAGCAACTTTCCCAGCGTTGAGTTTTTTCGATACTCAAAAATTTTAAAAAAACAAACTAAAAATATTGACAAAAACTAAAAATTACAGTATTATTAGGCAATGAGAAGAGTTTCTGCTCCCAAGGGAACAGAGTACGCGAAACACCGCCTAGTTCTACTAGGTGGTGTTTTTGTATATAAGGAACATATATGAAACCATTTCAAACATTAGATGAACAAATAAAACTTCTCCAGTCTAGAGGTTTAGAAATAGATAACATAGAAGAATGTAAAAGATACCTTCTAACTAACAACTATTACAACGTCGTCAACGGATATAGTAAGTTTTTTCAAACATCAAAAGATAAATTTATAGCTGGTGCAGACTTTAGAGAAATAGCTGCAACACACTTTTACGATAAAGAAATTAAATCAGCTTTTTTAAAAGCAATTATAGATGCAGAAAAACACTTTAAATCCGTACTGGCATATCGTTTTTCAGAAGCATATCCAACACCATACGCTTATCTAGATATTAATAATTTTGAAACACAAAAAGATACAAAAAGGCTAGCACAAATTACTAATTTAATCAGTATATTAGCTAGAATACTCAATGATTATAATAAGGATAAGCAAAACAATTCTATAAAACACCACTATAAACAACATGGCGTTGTTCCTTTCTGGGTTATCATCAATGAACTTACATTAGGGCAAGCATTTAACTTTTATAGAAATCTAAACACTGATATAAAAAATCAAATAGCTAGAGATTTATCACCATTCTTACAGGAAAATATTGAATACATCCAAAATAGACCTAGTAAAGACCTTTTAAGTGGAAAGGCTTTAGAAAGTATTATTAAAAATATACTAGAAATTAGAAATATCACTGCTCACAATAATAAGCTTTTCAATTATAAATGTCGTGAGAATCTTCCACAACTAGCTTATTTCCACTATTACAATAACAATGCTAATACGTCAAGACAATCTGTATATTATGTTTTTCTTGCCTTGCAATGCCTACTTGCTTCCACACAATACGCTCAATTACATAACACTATTATTAAAAGAACCAAAGCTCTAAATAAAAAAGCGCACTCCATTGAAGCCGGCATTGTATTGGACACACTTGGATTTCCGCATAATTGGTATAATATCACTGACACATTAAGATAGAACTACTTGCAATATATGGGCTTTTAAAAAATCTCATATAAGCCCCATATCCGCCTTGTTTTCTATTCTGGTACATTTTACCATCTGACTGCTTAAAATCGAAAATAAGGGGGTTCTCGTAGCTCCTCGCATGGTATAAACTCAAAACCTTTTCTAATTGCTTGCCTGCTGATGGAAAAGGAGTAAAACCATGAAGATTACAGAGTACAAAAAGAAAGATGGATCAGTAGTTTACCGTTCCAGCGTTTATCTTGGCATCGATACCGTAACGGGTAAGAAAGTCAAGACAACTATTTCAGACAGAACTAAGAACAGGCTCAAAAGCAAGGCTATCCAAGCCAAAGTAGAGTTTGAAAAAAACGGCTCAACGGTTATAAAAACCGTCAACGTTACCACCTATCAGGAATTGACGGAACTCTGGCTAGAAAATTATTGCCATACAGTAAAACATAGCACCCTTATAGGCGCAAAAAACAACATAAAAAAGTATCTCCTACCAGCCTTTGGAGACTACAAACTAGATAAACTAACGCCCCCAATCATTCAGCACCAGGTAAACCAGTGGGCAATAGATTACAATCAACTAGGAAAAGGTTATCAGCAATATAACCAACTCCATGCCCTAAATAAACGCATATTATCCTATGCCGTTTCCTTGCAAGTCATTGCTTCAAATCCAGCTAGTGATATCATCGTCCCACGGCGCAAACCCAAACAAGGGCAAAAACTGAAATATCTGGATGACGACAATTTGAAAAAATTCTTAGATTATCTGGATCAGTTGCCAAACACTTACAAAAATTTCTCCGATACGGTGTTATATAAGACACTTCTAGCGACTGGTTTGCGTATTCGTGAGTGTCTAGCCTTAAAATGGTCTGATATTGACCTACAAAACGGTAGCATTTCAGTTACCAAAACTTTAAACACCCTCAAGGAAATCACTAGCCCTAAAAGTAAAAGTAGCATTAGAGAAATAGCACTGGATACCAAAACGGTACTCATGCTTCGGCTCTATAAAGCAAGACAATCCCAAATAGGTAGGGAAATAGGGGTAACTTTTGAAAAATTGTTCTCTGATACCTTTGACAATTATAGAGAAGCTGGAGCGCTCAGATTCAGACTAGAAAAGCATTTAAAACTGGCTGGATGTCCTCGTTTAAGTTTCCACGCTTTCCGACACACCCACGCTAGTATCTTGCTTAATGCTGGCCTGCCATACAAGGAAATACAGACACGGCTTGGCCATGCAAAAATATCTGTAACCATGGACACTTACAGCCATTTATCAAAAGAGAACCAAAAAAGAGCAGTCTCATTCTTTGAAACTGCCCTCGAAAAAATAAAAAGTTCTTAA